AACCAATATCTTCAAGTGTTCTTGGGGTACCTGATATACCGTAATAATCCTCAACAATTTGTTTTTCACGTTCATCAAGGATATTCATAATATTAATTAATCCATCCTTTAATTGAGTTGTTGTGTTAAAAACTTCATCAGGTCTCATTGAATCCTTGTTCTCAATCAAATCAATCAAAGTGTCCCCCTCTTCATTAATTTGACTTTCCAAGTTAATAGTGAATGGAAGGTTTGCAAACTTATCCCCCATTTTGTCCCCTGTCTTTTCAATTCGTTTCTTTTCTTTTTGTAAATCTTGGACAACATTCACAGGAATACGGATGGTACGAGAATGTTCATTCAAAGACTGTAGGATTGACTGTCTAATCCACCAAACCGCATATGAAATAAATCGTAGGTTCTTTGACCAATCAAAATTGTTCAAAGCTTTAATCAAGCCTAAATTACCTTCAGCTACCAAGTCCGGAAAATCAACCCCTTGGTTTTGGTATTGTTTCGCAACTGTGATAACAAATCTAAGGTTACCTTCAACAATTTCCTTCTTGATTGAGTCTTTTTGTTTTTCTGTAACATTTTCAGACTGCATTAAAATTGAAAGTTCTCGTTCTCTCTCGACAGTCATTACCTTAATTTTTCTAATGTCTTTTAAGTAATGACTAACTTCGTCCTGATTAATAGGAATAACAGATTGTTTATTTATCATATATGGTTTTAATTTATTTTGAATAATCGTCTAACATTTTTAATTCATCATCAGATAAAGATAAAATACCAGATTCATTTATCTTATCTAATAATTGGTCCAAAGTCAAAACTATGACAGGAGGTTCTTCAATCTTGTTAAATAATAGATTGAATACAGTATCTAATGACTTTGTAATGTCAGTATCGTTAAAAGAAGGTATTTCAGTTGTGTCTATCACATACTTTTGTATGACAGGTTCTGACTTTTTGTCAGTAATTCCAAATAAATGTTGGTGAATATCTTCGTCCATTGATAGAATCATATTGTCATTCACCGGAAATACAAAGAACATTGCGGTAATTTTAGTTAATGATTCTTCAAAAAATTTACTTATTTCATCCGTACTTAATTTAGTCGTAAAGTTAACAATAATCCCCGATTCACCAAATTGGTATCTAACATCGGTAGTTGAGATTTGGGAAACAAAATCAACAATCAACTGAATGTTTTTATCATCTTGTTCGTAATCTCCAAAGGCAAATAGTAAATGCTCCATATTTCTCGTTTCTTTTACAAAGATAGTATAAATTGTTACTGTTTCCAAAAAAAAATAGGGATTTCTCCCTATTCTTTTATTGACTAACTTTTGATATATTGTCGTTTTTTGTAATTTTAATTACATTGTCCGCCCAATTTGAAATCATCGGATTGTGAGTGATGACCAAAATATTTTCAAAATATTCTTTAATCTTGATAAAGAACTCATAAACCATCTCCAAGTTATCGTTTGATATCTTACCAAACACCTCGTCAAATACTGTAATGTTTGGTTTAGGTAAAGAACAAACTTTAGCAAGAACCGCTCTTAATGCAAGTGACGCAATTGTTTTCTCATACCCTGAACCTGTGGTCATAAGTTTCTCAACTTGGGTGTTGTTATCAATCATCCAAAACTCAACCTCATTCTTTTCACTAATACGAATCTCTAATCTAAAGTAACAAGAATCTTGTAATAATCTTTGTAACTCAGAGTTAATAAGTGGCATCATACTCTTCATAATACGTTTAGCAATTCCATTCTTACCAAACAATTCCAAATATAATTTGTACTTAATTTCCTTCTCTTGTTCCTCAGCGATTTTAACAATAGTCTTTAAGTTGTTTTCAATCTTATCATCGTTTTGTTTAATTTGAAACTCGAAGTTAGAGATGTTCTTTTTAATTAATTCTTCTTCTCTTTTCAACTCCTCAAGTCTCATATTAGCCTTAATTATCTGAGCTTCGATTTGTTCATTAGACTTGATAACATCTTGCATCTCTCCATATCTATTAAGTTTTGACTCAAGAGTGTCTTTCTTTGTTTGGAGAGTTTCGATTGTTGCTTGATACTTTTCATAAATTAATTTGTTTCTTTCGTACTCATCAAAGTCTTTTTTCAACTTAACAAACCCTTGTTCTTTGCTTGATAAATCAGACATTACCCCCTCAATTTGGGTTTTTTGCATGTTATAACCATCAAGTTCAGCAATTCTTGATTGGGTAATTGCTGCGTTCATAAGTTCAATACCACAGTGTTCACATTTGATTCCACCACTTACAGAACTTTTCAACTTTTCAATACCTGATATGTTAGTATCAACCTCAATCTTTTGTTTGTAAGCCTTTTGGTACTCTTCCTTAACCTTATCGTGTTGGTCCTCGTGGTAAAATTCAGTAGGTTCAACAATGTTTATACCATCACGTAATTTAATGTTTTGGTCAACTTGATTTTGGTACCCATCAATTTCTTTCTTAGTCTGTTCAGGGTTTAAAAGAGTCAATTCTTTTTCAACTACAACCTTAGATTTTAATAAGTTATCACGATATTCTTGTCCTTTAACAATGCGTCCTTGTGATTCAACTAATTTGTCCTTACTTTCACTAATACTTGAATTCAAAGTTGTGTTACTCGAAGTTAACTCTTCATTTTGAGTCTTTAATGATTCAGTATTATAGATATTGGAAATCATTGATTTGGAAAACACCGAATAGATTTCTTTACCGGTTTCTTCTTTTCTTTTAAGGAAATCCAATCCCAAGAATCTTGATAGGACTTGTCCACGAGCTGTTGGTTTAGCATCCAACAAATCTTCAAGATTGGTACCTGTAGTCAAAATGGTCATCAAGAAGTCATCATAACTTCCAATAGATGTTTTGATAAAGTTCTCGGTTTCACGACGTTGTTCTCCTGTAAATTTAACCAATGAACCATCAGGATACTTTTTAAAGAAGTCTAATTCAGTTTTGACATTCCATTCACCTGCCTTTGATTTCTTTCTGTCAAGTTCCCTTACAATAATGTAATCCTCACCATCAATAACAATCTCACCACGAACAGATACTTTGTCTTTTCCTGAATATCGGTTAAACACCTCTTCAGCTTTACTTGTCTTGGTTGTTGTGTTGAAAAATAAGAATAACAATAAGTCAACTGACAATACGGTCTTACCTCCAAAGTTTGGTGGGTCAGATTCAATTACGGTAATCCCCCCTAACTTTTCAAAGTTAAGGGTTTGATTATCTCCGTAAGATAAGAAATTTGAAAACTCAATCTTCTTAATAAACCACTTCTTAAATGTCCCAACTTCTTCTTGTTCAGCAATCATTTTGTTGTTAACTGCCGAGTCAATCTTTAGAATATCCTCGTAAAGGCTTACTTGTCCTTTAGATTCAAGAATAGATTTCATAAGTTCGTGTTGGAAGTTTTCATCCATAATATTGAATGAAACATCAACATTGTCCTGAACTTCTTCACTCTTTTTAAGTTTGGTAATAACATTAACACTGGTTGTGTTATACTTCTTTTGAAAGTAATGTTTTACGTTTTTTAACTTTTCTTGTGTGAAGTTTTCAGGAGAATCCTCCCATACGACTTGTACGTATGGGTTCTCCAACTTATCAAAATCTAAATCTTTAATCATCTTAACTCTTTCTAAATTAAACGGTTTGCTGAACAGGTTCATTGTTCTCAGTAGTTCCTGATTGAGATTCTCTCATTTTTTGAAACAATTCTGACATTGTTCTTTGGTAACGTTTTTCAGCGTGTAGTGTTCTCATTTTCCAAGCGGCAACTTTCTGCTTGTGGTTTGGTCTTAATCTTGACTTTGGCATATTTGTTTGTTTTTATAAATTGTTTTTATTTGGTCGGTTTTCTTCAAACCATTCGATGAATCCATTAATTGCCCATACCGCCCCTGACGCTAATAATCCGTCAAAAAACCAAGAAACGTATGGTGTTAAGTTAAATAACTCGTGTGTTGGTGAGTAAATAAATGTACCTAAAAAGAACCCTATCCACGTTGAACAACACATCATACAAGATAATATTCCTGAAATGAATTTGAACACTTCGGACATCATCAATTCAGATTCCCCGTATACCTTTATGAAATTTCTCATTCCTTTAAAAATGGTTCCGTAGACCATAATTGTACTAAATCCGTAGGCTAGTACTGCCCAAGCTACTAATGCTGTCATAATTTTATTTTATAGTTTATCTGAAAGATTTGAGTTTTTCATATAGAAAGCATAAGAACTTTTTGTTAGATTTTCAAGTTCGTTAACTTTATTTCTCATTTCTTTTATTGTGTTATTTTTATCACCTATTTGTCGGTTCAACTCCATTAAAGTTTCCTGTAGTTTACCACACTCAACTTCTTTTTGATTTTCTAACTTACCTTTTAAAATATAGATTTCATTTTGTAATTCATCCACCTTTTGATTATCAATTACAGGTTTCTCAACTATCACTTCTTTTTCAACAATAACTTCTTTGATGACCTCTTTTTCAAGTTCCCGTTCAATTACATCAGGTAGAGTTCCTTGATTTAATAACCCGTAGCGCTCAATATAATAACCCTTACGAAAACATAATTTAACAAAACCCTCAGTATCAGTTATATCATTCATCCTACAAAACTCTAATAAATCTTTATAATCTTGTTTGCTTATATCAATTTCTAATTTGTTATTCATAATATTTTATCAGATTTACTCATATTATCTTTAGCCCATAAAGGTTGTAAATTGGTGTAATGAAATAATTTAATCATATCTTCTTCAGTTTTAGCAGAAGCACAAGGTATTATGTGGTCAATATGAATTTCTTTACCCATCAAATCCCAAGACATTCCTTCTGTAAATTTACTTTCAAAATATACTTTAAATTCTTCTAAATTACAACCAAGTATTTCAGTAAATCTATATTTTTTTTCAAAATTATTTCTTTTTAACACTTTATGTAATCTACCATTCAGTTTTAATTTTAATGAAAACAAAACATTATTTTTGTATTTGTTTTTAACATATTCTTTTTGATTTTTTTTATTTTTTTCGTGATTTAATTTATAATAACCTATCTCTTTTTCATAATTTTTTTCATAGTAGGTTCTCCGATATTCTGAATTGTTTTTTCTCCACTCGGTTAACGATTCAATTATCTTATCTCTATTTTCCTTTCTATATTTTTCAAAATATTCAGGATTATTCAGATATCTATTTTTAGACTCCTCTTTCCTACATTCCTTACAAGTCAGTCTATAACCATCAGTTTTATTTTTAGATTTATGAAACTCACACAATTTCTTTTCAACACCACATTTATTACAAATCTTTGTATTTTTCATCTCTATAATCTTTAAGTAATTTATTAACCAAAGAAGATAAATTAATATGTAATGACCTATAAAAATTCAATAATTCAGGGTCTAAAGCTACAGATACTTTTGTTTTCTTATCTTCATCCTTTAATTTAATTCTTCCCATATTATATAAATATCTTAAATTATCAAAAAGTGTGAATATTAACAATTAATAATTTACTAATTTTTCAACACCATTTTCAATATCTTCGTATGAGTTTATTCTAAATGCCACGAATGGTTTTGGATTGTGTATATCTACGGTAACATATTCATCTTTTTCAACATCGTATATACCATATCCGTGTTTGGTAATTGTTTCACCATAGTTTTGACATATCGTTGAGCCAATCATATACGCTTTCTTTCCACCAGGTATATCAAAGATTTGTCTCTTATGGATATCGCCACAAAGAACTAAATCACATCCATCAAACTTTGACGATTCAAACCCATCTTCAAACTTAAATCCAAGATTTGTAGTTAGTCCTTGGACAGGTCCGTGAAATAATCCAATCTTAACTCTATCAGATTTTTCAATGTCAGGTGGGATGTTGTGGTCCATAAGTGAGTACACACACCAGTCAATGTTTTCATCCTGATACACACCTCTATTCTTGTAATAAACCACGTTATCATTTTTTAATGAGTCAACAACAGGTGTTAAAGCATCCAACCTTTCCATATTGTTTTCAAGGAAGTCGTGGTTACCAGGGATTAATACCGTTTTGGCAATCTTTGAACACTCCGTCAATACCCAAGCAATAAATTCAACAAGTTCAGGTGTCATCTGATTCTTTGAGTGAACCAAATCACCTGTGAATACGATTCTATCAGGTTGAATTTCTCTCCATTGATTAAAGGCGTCCTCCAATATTGTTTTATACAATTGATGGTCTTTAAACAACCTAACGTGTAAATCAGAAAAATGAACTAATTTCTTTATCATAATTCTAATTTAGGGGAATCAGTTTTAAAAGGGTTTAATTCATCATTGATATGTCCACACTTAATACAAGCGTAAGTTGGGAACGGTACAATGGTATCATTTGGTGAACCTGTCATAAGTTTAGGTACCAATTTAAGGTACGTAACTTCTTTAAATTGGTCAAATCCACAAGAGTCACAAACTATATAGTTCATTTCTCTTAAATTAATTCTTGGTTTTTCTAAATCCATATTATTCTTCTATAAACATTATTGTATTACTAATTGGGACTCTAAGTACCGGAATTGTTGTAAAACCATTAAGTGCGGTTTCACTATCAAATCGTTTCATAATTTCATAGTATCTTTCTCTTACTTGTACTGTTGGTACATTCTCGTAGGTTTCGTGATGTAGGTCACCAAAATCAACGGTAACTTGTTTGTTTTTTGTATAAAATGTTAATTTAATCATAGTGTTTAAATATATAACTTTTTAATGGGATTGTCAATTTAAATAATCTTTCACAGTCATATTAAGAACTGTATCAATCACATCTTGTGGTACCCTGAATTCTTCAAATTCTGAATCTTCACGCAATAATACAACAATACATCCATATAGTCTAATGTTCTCGTATTTGGTACCTTTCAACATTTGTAATAGTAGTTTACCATAAAGAGGTAACTGTACGTAATAGTGACCTAATGCCGTATTCGGATACTTTTGGAACGGACTATACATCGGTTTTGTGAAGTTGTTTGCTTGGAAATTCTTAGGTTTGTTTGTTTTCCAGTCAGTTATTAACAATCCATATTCATCCCCTTTTTTATTAATCACCAACCAAATTTTATCGGGTTGACCTGTATATCCTAGTTCAGGGTGTCCCAATACCATTTCAGTGTCCAATAGGACAACATTCCTATCTTCCATTAATTTAAGGAATTTCCCACCGGCATTAATCATACTATCACCCTTTAATATTTGAGTAAAGTCACAATCAAAAACAGGTTGTCTAACTTCCTTATAACTTCCGTGTTTTTCAATTAGTTTCTTTTCTAAAATGTAGTGAACCCGACTTCCCATATTGGTTGAGTAATCACCAGCCGCTGCCCACTCCTCAATTAATTGTTGTTTAACAACAGGGTCCCCCTTTGATTTCTTTTCCGCAGCTTCGTCGGTTGGGAACTCAGGATAGAACTTCTTCAATACCTTTGATACCGATGGAAAAGTATTTTTAACCTCACCATCAGTATCTTTCATAAAATAGGTGTGAGTATCCTCGATGAAACTCAACTCCATTTCTTTTCTTTTTTCCTCTAAAATTTCTCGAATTTCAGATGCAATTTTTTTTAAATCCATTTTAATAATTCATTTTATAAAAATAATCATCAATTTTACCTCTTAACTCAGCAACATCCTTGTCCTTTGGTAGTTTGATAATTTTGACTCTACCCCTTAACTTTCCACCGTTAAGAGTATTGTATAGTTTTTTAGCATTCTCCCACGCATCTTCGTCAAGACAAATAATAACGTCAGATTCAGCTTTAGTATATATGGTTTCAAATAATAAGTCGTGTAATACCTTACCAAGAAGAATTACGGGGTTTGGAGTAAAGAATCCATCAAATACCCCCTCACATATGTAAATTGGTTTTGTCCAATCAATTAGTTTCTCGTTGAAAATTATTGTCTCTTTTGGAGCTTCAGGGTTTTTATATTTGTTTTTAGTCTTAAACCAAGCTCTTGACACAAAGTAGTTTAATTCATCATTCTTATCATATGAAGGAACAATAACTCTACCCATATATTCCCCTTCGCAAGCGAATCCGATATTATATTTCTTAATCATCTCATCGGTAATCCCTCGTGATTTAACATATTTTAAAGCCTCTTTATGTGGGATGTGTAAAGGATTAATATCTTTGAAGGAAACAAACTCTTTAGGTAATGTCAATTTCTTAACCCATACATCTTTTTGTTTTAACTCCTCAGGTTTGAATAGGTCGTAAGTCTTCTTCTGTCGTTTGGTACCAAATATATCAATTAATTTACCCAATGGTCCGTGGGTACCATTTGTTTCAGAACATGCCCAACATTTATATACGTGTTCGTATATATTAATCTCCAAGTTACCTTTGTTATTACCTTCGTCACAATACGGACAGTTTACCGAAATTTGACCTTTAGAAGCATAATAATTTTTCTCTTTACCAAAAAGGTCTCTTACAATATCCACAAGAATTTCATTATCTTCCATCTGTCTGAAATATAATAAAAAACTTTATTAAATCAAACTTCACAAAGTTTTTGATAGTTCTATATTTATTTTAAAAGTATGGCAGTTCAAGTCACGGTCAATAATATTACAGGGTCAACACCATATCAAGTATATGTTTGTGATTCAACGCTGTCTTCTTGTATTTATATTTCACAAATTCAAGATACTGACCTACCATATAATTTTATAATACCTCAACCATTTGAGAGTTTAATTAATTATTCTATAAAAATAATTGACGTTTATGGTTGTGAGATAACAAATACATTTACAGTTAACTAATGCCATTAAGTTCAGGTTATTATAAAGTATTAAGATGTTGTTCGTCACCCGAATTAAGTGAACAATACGTAGTATATTTCCCATCATATATCCCTGACGGAACCACTCCCGGTAGTGGGGCTCCCGCACCATATAATGTAGGCGGGATTTACGCAATACAATCAAGTTTATACCCATCAGGGGATTGTGTCAAAATTGATTTTTATTTAGGAACATCTCCACCACCAAGTAGTACAATATTTACAGGATTTGTGGGTGTCGGGGGTTATGGGAGTTGCGGAGCTTGTAAAACTGTGGTTCCTTGTTCAGTTGCCCCATCACCATCCCCAACACCAACAATGACCAAAACACCAACGGTCACACCAACTAAAACTGTAACACCAACGGTTACTAGAACTAAAACTCCAACTCCAACAGTCACTAAAACACCAACAAGAACTCCAACTAAAACACCAACAAACACTCCGACTAAAACACCAACATCAACACCAAATCCAAGTGTAACACCTACCAAAACACCAACCCCTAGCCCAAATAGTTCCCCAACCCCAACAAAAACTCCAACCCCGACACCTGTTAATATTTCAGCCTATTATATTTTTGAAGAATGTTGTTCAGGTACCAAATATCAAGTTCAGAATTTGCCTTGGTTAACTTACGGGTTAATACCTGATGGTGGAGTAATCTATTACACAACAATTAGAAATACAACAACAAATGTAGAAATTTCAGGTTGTTTTACATTACTTTCTTTTAGTACTGTATTCGACCCATTATATACATATTTGTATGAAGCATCATTAGTCGATACAACGATTACTAGCTACGGTAAAACTTCCTGCGCTGCGTGTTTTGCGGGTGAGAGTATAACGTGTGCTAGTCCAACTCCAACTCCGACAATGACTAAAACACCTACAGTAACACCAACAGTAACACCAACTAAAACAGTTACTAAAACACCAACTAAAACACCAACAAATACTCCAACGGGTACACCAACTCAGACCCCAACAAATACCCCTACACAAACTCAAACACCAACTCAAACTAAAACACCAACACCAACACCAACATTAAGTCCGGGTATTATACCACCATCACCAACACCAAGTGTAACTCCAACAATAACACCAACAAGAACTGCAACACCCACAATCACACCAACAACAACTGTTACACCAACAACTACACCAACTAAAACTGTAACACCAACTAAAACACCAACTAAAACACCAACAAATACTCCATCACCAGGATGTACAGTTCCTGAAATAACATCAGTAACGTATTCTGCTCCCGAAGATTTTACAGTGAACTGGGGTTCAACTACTAACTGTACTACAATATTAGTTTATTACTCAACCGATGGTATTACATATTCATTTGACGCAGGGTCTTGTACTTCTCCGAGAACAATCACAATACCTGGTTATAATTCAGGTAGTGTTTATTTTTATTTAGTACAAGTCTGTACTGTTGGTGGGACATCAAATAATTCAACAGTATACCCATATACACCTATTGTTGCATCACCGACACCTACCCCAACAAATACTCCAAGTAATACTCCTGCTAGGTCGGCGACCCCAACTAAAACACCTACTAAAACCCCAACCCCAACAATAACTCCAACATCAACTGTTACACCATCACCTGGAACACCAACACCTACACCAACATCCACAGTAACTCCAACAGTTTCTCAATCACCATTAACTATACCATCCCCAACACCAACCGCAACCCCAACAATAACTCCAACAAAAACTCCAACAGTAACCCCAACAACATATGTTTATTGTCCAAATAATATTTATACGTTAGTAACTAATGACCCATCATACACAATTTATGATGGTACATATTATAGTTATGGAATATATAATGGTAACACGTTCTATAATAATGGAACTTATTTTATATACTATAATTCAACAACATCAAGATGGTGTTTATCCGCAAATTTAGGAGAATCTTGTATCTTAGAAGGTAAAAGTCCTTGTACAAGTCTTTGTCCTGATTTATGTGACGATTTATTAATTCAAGGAATACCGGTTACTCCAACTCCGTCACCATCAAATATTTGTAATGATTTCTTCTTTGAGGCTTACTTTGATTGTTCACCAACAAGTGGTGGGACTAGCGGTACTTTTCCAGGATTAACACCGAGTGTTACTCCAACTTCAACAGTTACTCCTACAGTTACCCCAACGGTAACTCCAACTCAATTATGTTATGGTAAGGCTGTTACAGTATCCGCAACAACAATAAGTACAGGAATTCCAACAACACCCACCCCTTCACCAACATCAAGTTCAATCCCATACTCTGTGAGTTTATCGGGTACGGTTACTTATAATTCATTTGACCAATATATGTTATGTCCAATATCTAAAAAATTAGTGGATTGTAATTCGGGTGAAATATTCTTAGTAACAGGTAGTTTAAATAATTTAGAAATTGGAGCAATTGTTTCAGTATTCATCAATAACATTAGTTATTGTGTTACTTATACTGAAAATGTATCTCAAGCACCAACACATACTTTAACATCTGTTGAGTCAGGTAATCTATTATATTGCGCGTTTTGTACACCAGGAACTAGTCCAACACCTACCCCATCAATAACCCCTACCAACACCCCAACTCCGACAGTAACACCAACACCATCAATGATATCATATACTTATGTTTATAAAGTATGTGTTGGTGGAGGATTAAACCCAATAATTGTAGCTCAAGACGTACCTGTACCAGGAGTAACGACTGTTGGACAAGGGTTTGTTAGTGCGGTATCCGCGATGGCATCAAGTAAGAAATGTACATTTATTGATAGGGTGTTGGGATGGAATCCATCATACCCTGCAAATGTGAACTACACTGGTAACTATTTTGGAACTCCAAGTTTAATATCACCAACAGGTCTTTGTTAATAACAAAAAAAGGGTCCAAAAGGACCCTTAATTTTTATTTATTGTTTAAGTTATTTTGTATTTAAATAACTTAATACAACAGTGTAAGCATCTGTCATATCAAAATTCTCTTTCTTTAAAGTATTATTTCTAGTATATAACCAAGTAATTTGTGGTTCTCTTTTTGCAACTAAATCCCAAATAACTTGTTTCTTATCAATGTCCTTTGGGTAACCACCAAATAATACAAATTTACCTTTATCATTCTCCTTAACTAATTCAGGGAACGCCCCTTTTCTTGAGTTATATGTTGAGATGTATTCAGGTACAATTCCAAACACGTCGTATACTTGTTTTGTGATTAACGTATTATATCTTAATAATGTTCCAATGGTATAAACATTATTTGAATTTAAAAGAGGTTCTTCAATTACCACTTTAACAATCCCCAAGTTTTTATATTGGTCCAATTTAATCTTAAATAAATCAGACTTCTTAAGAAGTTCTTCCATCTTATCTTCAGATTTTGGTTTTGGTTGTGGGGATATATGAGTTAATTCTAATAACTCTTTTGATTGTAAATCAAATAACGCCCAACCAATAGTTTTGGTAGACACATCTAACCCCAAAATTTTAGGGGAATTCTTAAGTTCTTTTTTCGCCATTTAGAAATCGTATTTAATCATTATCTGCTGTATACCCCCTCTTTGAGTTGGTCGTTGCATTTTTGATATAAAGATAAGGTCTTTATCAGAATCGTAAAGACCGATTTCAGTGAAATGTGGAGTAATAGTATTGTTCCAAGACGGATTACTACTATAAACAAACTGATTCGATGGTAGATTAATTCTATATTTCATCTCATAGATAGTCGCTTGGATATCTGTTTCAATGTTACCATAAAAATAATATTCACTACCAAAATTTAAAGCTCCTGTTTGTCCTATTGTAGGTAAATATAATGTTTGAGCCATATTGTGATATGGAGCATTATTATATAAAGTCTCAGTAATTGTAAATGTATTCGCAGTTAACCCTGAAGGTGCAATATACCCTCCCACAGTTGAGCCACTTAAATAATCTGTAAAATCAATCTCTTTCCATAATGATGGATTTGGTCTTGACCCTGTATCGGTAACCTGAGCAATTACATAGAATTGGTCCGCAGTATAACCTGTAAAATCTCCCATACTCATACACCTAAATTCATTACCAAATATTAAAGAAATATCCATAGCGTAATTAGTACAACCTGAAGTAGGTCCTTGAATCTGTTGGTAATAGTTACAGTGTAATGATGAAGTAAAATCATTATCACTATAAAATCCGTAACTAACCCACATAGTTTGTGTTTCGGCGCTTAATATACCATTGTCAGTAATATCACCACTACAGATGTTTGGTGGTACTAATGATATTTTTGGAGCGGGTAATGTCCAGTTTCTATTTGATTTATATGATAACGCCGCAACAATTTCCTCATCATCAAATACAATTACTTGGTCATCAGGAAATACTTTACCAACTCTACTCGGTTCACCTGCCAACGTTAAATTATTATCCCATAATGTATAATATCTAATACCAGGTGAATTCATATCAGAATTTTTAGAAGATTGTAGAACACCTTGTTCCATAAATCCACCTCCATTTACCGGTGGGTCAATATAAAATGTAGTTCCTGAACAACAAGTTGAATTCTTATGCCACATTAATGTTGGGATTTGTACTTTAAAGTTTCTAGCTTGTCCAGTCGCCCCATCATTATTTATGTCATATGTTTCTACCGCAAATTTTTCACCGTAAAAATTATTTATCGATTGGTTTGTAAAATGAATAATTGCAATAGACTTTTGGTCTTCAGGTTCAACAATAACTTGTTCATTGTATGAATTATAAAAGTAAACTTGTGTTGACGCAGTTTGTCCTAATGATGACATATAACCAAAATATTCTTTACTACCAATGTAATCTTTAGAATCGTAATAATTATAATCTTGATATAATGCATTATTAATACCCGCGACACTTTCACTCCAAACAATATTCATATTCCAAACTAATGATGATAGTTGGTCAGTATAACAAAGTGATTCATAATTAATTACATCATCATTCCAATGTCCTGAAGGTGTAATAGTATCATAAAGTTGTGTCATCCCTGAAGGATAAAATAAAAGTCTTGAATTACCAGGTCCTCCCGTTGACAAGTAGTCTGGGACAGGTCTATCAAGTCCTAAATTAGTCCCATCAAAATATCCAACTTTGTAAGTTAATGTAGGATAACAAGATGTGGTACAAGAACACGTATCATCTTGACCGTAGTATATTGTAACTAAATCACCAACTTGAGGAGTAGTATTTGCACTGCTATCACATAATAAAGGATTATTTGCTATAGTAATAATTAAACCCCCATCCATAAGACTAGTATCAGTATCATATTGAGAATTTAAAGTATATCCCGAACATACTTGTGGTACCCAACAAGAGGTATCACCTGAGAAAAATCCTCTGTCAGCAGCACTATTAAAAATAGAAACATATTCAGATTCCATATATGGCTTACCATAAGTGTTACCCGATATTCCATCCATATAATAAGGATACTTAACATAATTTTTTGTTGACTGAGGAAATCCTGTATTGTTTTGTGAATTATATGAAGGCATTAAAACTTTAGACGTAGTTGAAACTGAGTTAGTTGCCCCTGTATAAGATACCTCACTATCCCCAACTTGGAAATATTGTATATCTAAATTACCTTGCGAGATTTTTCTTCTCCCAACATCTGTTATTCTTGTTGAGATTAAACCTGAAGTATTTTGTAGTATAAAACCCATATATAATAATTATCAATTAATCTATTTTATCAACCTCCAAAAAACTGTACACCATAATTTGCAGTTACAGTTATTTCACTATTACCTAATGATATTGTAGAACAACTTGCACCAACTAATTTAACATTTCGTATATTGAATTTAGTAATGTACAAGAACTTCTCATTACAAGGGAATAATCCATAATTAGTATTTGTAAATTGTGAGTTAAATAACATTGATACAGTAACTGAGTCAGTGTTTGTCATTTGAACCGACGTATAATTTTCAACATTGGTTACTTGTGATTTACCTGTGAAAGCTCCTGAACAACTTAAGTTCGTTATCACATTTGTAGTTGGTACAACTGTCGGTGTCAAGGTTGTACTATTTTTAACTACAGGTTTAGTTGATGACCAAGTTACATATGTTGAAGGATAAACAGGTGACTGAGTAACGTATTCACTGTACGCAATATCAAACTCTACTGTAACTCCATTAGGTAATGCCGGTGAGATACTAATAACCCCATTTCTTCCATTAGTTATCGGTGTAGTAAATATCGAGCCAGGTTGGTTATTCCAATTAGTCGCGGTATAATTTCCTGTAGGTAATCCACTATAATTAACACTAATTACATAATTCTGTGCGGATGTCTGATTAATAGTTACAGTAGTACTTTCTGTATCACCGTTAGAATCCTGAACATACAATGTGTAGTTACCCGCAGTTAAGTTAGAGAATAATGGTGATGATTGATAAGTCGTACCATTTATTGAATATTGGTATGGTTGTAATCCACCTGTTACAGAACCAAGAATAGTACCACTACTACTACAAGAATCGGTTTTAGTATATGTTAAAACGATTGGTTGTGAAACACAACTTCCTGTTATAGTTGTTATTTTACCTGTTAGAGTATTTCCACCTCCAAATCCTGACCAAGACGTTGTAGGTATTGATGAAGTAGATGTCGACCTAATTTGTGGTAACGTACTACCACAAACAGGTAATCCGTTCATTATCCATAGTGTACCATTGTTTGTTATAGTATACTGACCATCTTGTGAAATCCAAGAATAATTAGAATTAACATTACCATTATACACAAATGTAATTAAATATTGTTGTTCACAATAAGTAAATGACATACATAGATTAGGAACTGCTGGCGGTGCATTTACACTTCTTGATGGTGTAACTGTTGGAGTGACAGTAGGACTTACGGTTGGTGATGGTGTTGGCGCAATTAACGAACACGATGTAGTCGAACTAAAATCACCATAATAATCAATTACTATCGCTGAAAAATCACCATATCCAATATTATTTAAAGTTTGACTTGTCTGTCCATTTGACCATTGTATATTATAAGGTGCAGTTCCACCAGTTATAAATAACGTAACTATACCATCATTAAGATTCACCGAACTTGGTTCTTGTAAGAACTGACATTCAGCATACATCGGGTATATCGTAATTATGTCACATTCATTTTTACCCGTTAATCTTGGTGATTGTGTAATATCAGGAAATGGTGTTCTTGATACTGAAAGTGAAGGTGTTACAGTAGGTGTAACTGTAGGTGTTGCCGTAAGTGTAGGTGTAACTGTAGGTGTCGATGTTTGACTTAATGCCGGACTCTTAGTAGGGGTTGGTGTTTTTGTCGGAGTAACCGTTTTTGTAGGGGTAACGGTTGGTGTTTTTGTAATTGTTGGAGTTGGTGTCGGTGTTTTTGTCTTTGTCGGTGTTGGTGTCGGACTTGACGCCGCACAACAATAACCAGGGGCTTCACCACAAGTATTAAGACCATTTAACACTAATGTCGCGGGGTCAGCCGCGTAATCGTATCCCGAACTACTTGACCCTAGTATCTGTTCAATAATACAACAGAAGTTATACCCCTCAACAGATTGGATATACCACATCTCACCAACTAATGCACCACTTGGCATATTGACGATGTATTGGTTACCACTACAACAGTCTGAGACTAAATAATTATAAGGAGGTCCGAACATAATTTACTATACTATAAATAATAGTATTAATGTTTTTTGAAAACGAAATGAATATTATTATGGTTTTACCGTAATATTCCAATTGTATGGAGAATTTTTAAGTAATAAATAATATGGGTTAGTTAAACCTCCCGTCGGTGATTCAGGTTGTGGGAATGAAGTTCCTGTAAATAATAAAGTCTTATTGTATAAAGTATTTGCAGTTGCAATAGTTGCAACGTCCTGTAAAATATAATCTACCGCCGCGGTTTTAAGACTACTACCTCTAAAATCTAATGATAGTATATTAGTCATCGCTGAGAATGTGGATGTCCATCCAGTTAAGGGTATATTACCATCAACTTTGAATGTTCTTAATGTTGATGGGAAGTTTCCTTGTATTATTTGAGTACTATTTATGAAATTATTACTTCCAATATCTAAAGTAACTATTGAAGTATGTGCCGATAAATTTGTTGTACCCGTTAATATATTGTCATCTAAAGTAATATTAGTTGCACCTAACGTGTAATTAAAATTAAAATTAGTCATTAAATTACCATCTAAATTAATAGTTCTAATAGATGTTGGGAATTGTGTTGTCCACCCTGATAAACTAACATCTTCCATTTGGAATGTTGTAAGTGATGTTGACCCTGTTAAATCAACAGTCCATTGTGGTACGTATTGATTCTGTAAGGTATCGCTCATATTAAAAGTCACACATCCTGTTGGGAAGTTACTTGTATAACCTGTGAAATTATTTATGTCTAATCTTAAAGTTTGAATGCTATTGGGAAATACCGGTGGTAATGATGTTAAATTATTCCTATCTAATCTTAATGTTGTTAATGAGGTACACGCCGATATACTGTTAGTAAATGAACTTAATACTATATTACTATCAAGTCGTAATGAAGTTAAATTAGTATTTGCGGTTAAATCAATATTAAACTCTCTAATAGTATTACTACTGAGACGTAAATCTTGTGTAGACACTGGTACTGTATATGTCCACCCTGATAATGATGTATTACCAAATACTTGTATATCATTAAGACCTGTACAACCTGATAAATTATTGGTCACATTAAGTATTGGTAATGATGTATTATTTACAATGTATATTTCAAGGAATGTTGAACCAGTTGGTACTGTCACATTCAAGTTAGTTAAACTATTATTGGTAATTAAAGTTAAACTTCTAAATGAACTACTTCCTGAAAAATTGTAGGTAAACCCTGACATATCAGTATTCTGAATTAATAGTTCTCTAAACACGGGTAATGTCGCTAAATTAGTTGTTGGTGTAAATTGAAAATTTTGAGACCCTGGTGCATTTGTATTATAAATATAAAAATCAACAAGTGAGTTAGGTAAACTAGAACTAAAATCAGTTAGAGTTGTAGCAGATAACCAAATATCAGTTGCCGCAGTAAATGCACTAAAAGTGTAAGAATTTTCAATAATATCTGAAATATTATATAATTTAATCTCACGAATATTATTAGTAGATATTGATGATGACACTTGGAAATCCTCAAATGTTGCAGTATATAAACTAGCTCCGTAGTTGTGAGTATACGTATACCCCGTATAACCTGCAGGATAAGGAGGATTAGTTATACTAACAGGATATGTTGACCCATCACCCCAATTAATATTAAAACTACTATTCGGAGCACTTATAAAATTAACAATCATTGGGTTTGTTCCAACAATATTCTGAACTTGAAAAAATGGTGGAATAGGAGCAACCGTTGAAGGTGTAGGAGTAACTGTAGGGGTTGGGGTTGGGGTTAAACTTGTATTGGGTGTTGGTGTTGGTGTTGGTGTTGGGGTGTTAGTGGATGTCGGAGTCGGTGTGTTCATAATGAACTGTACCTCTTCACATCCCTCACTACTTTGAACTGTAACTAAAACAAATGGTAATGTTTCCCAACTTTCAGGTAACTCCACATAAATTGTTGGCGGTACAAAAGATGTTTCATACGCAGCGAGAAAACAATTATTACCATTATTATCACATATTGTAATTTCGTATGGTGGGGTTCCCGTAATAAAGGGAAGTGTAATATAACAACTCATTAACGATAAATATTAATTAAATCATTTATCTGGCAATCTCTGTTATTCTCAACCACATAGAAGTTGAGGAGTTTACTATACTGATACTATCATCCGCACTATTTCTACGACATGCAACGACTATAGATTTAGCGGTTGTGTTAGAGTTAGTATATCTACCTGTCAATGGGAATAATACACCTGTACGGAATCCATTAACTGTATTTTGTGCACCAAATGTTATTTCGTTACCATCAACCTTTATTCTAGAGAAATATGAATCATTACCAGTTCCTGAAGTAAAATCATAGCTTGCCAAATGATAATGAATTATCAAATAACTATTAGAACTTGTTGGTGTGTAACTATAAGTTACGAAATCTGTGTCAGCATTACTTGTTGCAATAGTTGTTGTACTAACAGTTACTTCAGTATTTGATAAAATTGTATCTTTTATTACTTGACCAGCAGACCATGCGTTAGCAGTAACCGTTCCCGCAACAGATAAATTACCAGAATCTGAAAGAGTTAATGGTGTTGAATTATAAGCACTATTAACAATTTCAAGTCCTCCCGTATTATTAATACGGATTGTCTTGTTTGGATTTGTAGCACCTGCAGCGGTATTTGTAACTCTAATGAAATCAGTATAACCTGTTCCACCAATTGTATTACTACCACAAAAAGTCATAAACGCAGTTGTTGTACTTCCGCTAGTTATAACACTTCCTTTTGAACCTGAAATTGTACTAACCGAACCGCTAAAACTTGGAGAATACATTGCAGTAGTTGCAAAAGAATTATTAGTATAAAGTGTACACGATGCGGTAGCATTTAATCCACATCCAATGGCCGCCGAGTAAGTCCCTGAAACAGTATTACCTTTACCCGCTCCGATAAAAGAAAAACCTCCACACGCGACGTTCAAATATCCTCCAGCAACAAATGATGTGTCACCAGTCGCAGTATTATTATTTCCACCTCCAACAGTTGACCCATAACCACTTGAGGTGTTACCATACCCACCACTCACGGTTGACCTGATACCACTTGCTGTGTTAGTAGCCCCACCAGCTACCGTTGAAAACCCTCCACTTGCGGCATTAATTAGTCCACCACTTACGGTTGACCTATCACCACTTGCAGTGTTACTAGCACCTCCACCAACAGTCGAATAATAATTACTCGAGGTGTTACTATACCCACCACTTACTGTTGAGTGGTATCCACTTGTAGTGTTATTTCTCCCACCACCCACAAAAGAGTAATTACAACTTGCGGTGTTGGTATATCCTCCACCAACGATTGAATTTGAACCACTTGCAATGTTACCATATCCTCCACTTATGGTTGCCGTAGGCCCACTTGCAGTGTTACTAGTACCTCCTCCGACAGTGGAGTATTTACCTCCACACGCCACATTATAAGAACCTCCACCAACAGTAGAGCCATAAGATATTGCACAATTTTTATAACCTGCACTTACGGTAGAGTATATACCTGCTGAAATATTTTGAAGCCCACCTCCCACAAATGAATAATATGAACTTGCAGTATTTCCACTACCTCCACCAATAAAAGAATAATTACCACTTGATGTATTAAGACGACCACCTCCGACTAAACTAAGGTTACCTGTTGATGTATTTGACGTTCCACCCCCTATAAATGAGTAAGTACCTGAATTGGTGTTACCTGAACCTCCTGTAATTCTTCGTATCGTTGCGGTTGTTGCCGATATTGTATTTGCGGTTAAACCCCCTTGAATTCTTGTGTTACCACTAACATCTAATTTAAATCCTGAATCAGTAATTGCTCCGATACCGATATTATTTGTTGATTTAAAAACAATAAATGGAATTGTGTTACCATTACTTATATTTTTAATTTGAAAGACATTTCCAGTGTTTTCCCAACTGAAGTAATGGAGTCCATTCCAAAATTCAATGTTACTACCAGTTATGTATATATTTGAAAATTGTGCAGTTGGGGAACTTGAAGCGTTTATATTTCCGCTGTTATCAATTCTAAGTCTATTTATTGAATTGGTAACTAAACTAACTGTTCCAATTCCTGTTTCACCACTAACACCATATCCTGAACTTCCAAAGTAAACGCCTTTATTTGTACTTAGTAGTAGGTTATCTGTAAATCTTCCCGTTCCATTAACATCAAGTTTATATCCAGCATCAGTGGTTGTACCAATTTGAACATTACCAGTTGGTGTAAGACTGAATGATTGACTATTTGTAACAAAACGAATAGTTCTATTTGTTGCAGGAGCAGTGAATAAGTGAACATTACCAGCTTCAGTCATTACAAAACCACCACTTATATTAATCGATGAGCTAAAAACACCACCACCAACTACTTGCAAAGATGCACTTGGTGAATTTGTTCCAATACCCAAACGTGAATTGGTATTGTTCCAAGTAAATCCGGTACCAAAGTTTACATTCGCATAAACAAAAGAGTTACCGCTGGTTATAAAACCATTTTTTATATTAAATTCGTTTGGCATAATTAAATCTTTTCCCTATCCAAGATTATTATATATCCGATTAAACTACTCTTTGTAATCCTATCTCATTCAAAGCCCAATCAATCGCATAGTTATCATCGTTTGACCATCCTGAATATGTTTCTTCGTCCATATATAGGTTACCTTCCAAAACTGTAACACCTTCAATTGTTAACACTTGCCAAAGGAATGGAACAGATGTTGGAAACATCGGAAATTTAAGAGAATCTAAATTGAATTGTGTACCTGTTCCTTTTGTTGGAACAACTACTGGTTGAATTTCTATGTTCATAGTAATAATATTTACTATAAATACTACGTAATTTGATATCTGTCTTTAAAAGAACGATAGTTATTTAAAACTTCAGTACTTGATAATTCCCTATTATAGTATTGTATGACTCCGACATTACCATTTGCCGGACCAATTCTGTTTGTTATGTTGTTTGTTGAAAATACAGGTGATGGGGTAGCACTTTCTTTATATTCTCCATTCCAAAATAGGTTAAAAGTGTTACCAGTATTTTTAGTCATCGTTAAATTAAACCATTTGTTAGATAACATTGACTCGTAGTTCTCGTATTTTCGCCAATTAGAGGGTTGTATAAAAGAAAAAAAAGATTGTGTCGATATTGATGAAATTGATGTTGAATAGAGTACTTGAGTGTTAAGCCGATATTGTCCTAAAATACCTGTTCCCGATGAAAAGGTATTATCTATTGAGCCATCGGTATTTAATCTACAAACTTCGTTTACATTTGTACCATTAACTTGTGTGATAGAACCACCACCAATTAAAATTTTTCCATCATTTTGCACTGTAATTGATGTAACAGTTGAAACTGTGGATGCGGTAAAGGTCGAATCTTTATTACCGTTAGTATTTAATCTTATAATGTAATTACTCGTCAATCCGCTATATATTGTAAATGACCCTCCGACTAAAATTTTTCCGTCGGATTGTAATGTAATACAAGTCACTGGACCATTAAAACCAGTTCCAATTGTAAATGTATTATCAATTGTACCGTTTGAGTTCAATCTAATAATTCTATTACTTGTTACCCCACTATATGTTGTAAACGCTCCTCCAACAATTACTTTACCATCGGATTGTAAAACTGTACAATTTCTTGTTATAGTACCATTAAACCCAAATGTTGCACCTGACGTTTGAAAAGTTGGGTCAATACTTGCATCGGAATTTAATCTAACTATTCTATTGATTGCAATACCTTTATAACTTGTAAATTGTCCCAATACAATCAATTTACCATCAGGTTGTAATACCATATCTTGAACATCTTCTGTATTAACAAACCCTGTTGTTGTGTTAAAACTCGTGTCTATTGTCATCGCCGACAAATTAAGACGTGCTAATCTTTGTGCTAAAGTTCCTTGTATTGATGTAAACCAACCACCAACATAAATTTTATCGTTTGCGTTATCAATTACAAATTTTGATTGCATAATAGTTGCATTGACGGTAGAAACTGTTTGCAGTAATGCTCCTGTTGTTGAATTAATTCTTCTAAGATTTCCTAAATTATATCCTCCATATAATAAATCACCTGAAGAGTTAAATCCAATACAAGTTACAACTTGTGTTTGACTAACAGATAATTCCGTATTAAACTGTGTAACCAAAGAACCTGTTGATGATACTTTAACTATAAATTGTCTTTCAACATTTCTATATTCAACCATTGAGCCACAAATAAAAATGTCCCCATTTTGGTCAACTAATATTTGAGAAATACTTGCAGTATAAGCTAGCTCTAAAATTAATCTTCCATCTGACACACCTACTGAATTCCTATTAAGAACCATTTGTTGGGCTGTTTTAATTTTAGAAATATTAAATTTCGCAAAATAATTTACACTCCAAGTTGTCGCACTAAAATAGTTTGTTAGATTAATATAATCATCAGTAGCGTCAAATAAGAAATTACCAGCGTTAGATGAATTATATAAAGTCCCGTTGGCCAATGTCCCCACATTTGATGAAGAACTTATATCAAGAATTGTACTACCTGTCGGCGTGTAAAATCGTGGATTTGCCGGGTCTAAAAATAAAGATAGACCTGATGTGACCGTATTTCTTACACTTTGTACTGTACTCATATAATCGGGTCAGGAGATGTCCATTCAGGAGTTGATAAAATATTTAATATTTCTTCATAAGAGTATGGTCCTTCCTTTGTTGTTAAAGAATCCACACTTGGTGGAATGATGTTACCATCCCATTTAACAAATGTCTTTGTTTCATCAACCGATTTTCTAACGGTATCTATTGATGTTTCTAAAACTTGTGTAAAATCAATAAGTGGTAATTCACTTGTACCAAATATCATAAATTCTCTTTGTCCGTATTCCATATATTATAAATATTATAATCCGTATCTTCCTTTTAGTGCGTTATAGTTTTGTAACACTTCTGAGGCCGAGAGTACTCGGTTATAGATTTTAAAACAAGCAATATTTGACGCACTAATATTACCGTACTTATCACTCGCCAAAGTTATTGACGATGTCGTTGTATATAAGTTCCCTGATAGTGAGCTAGTTGATGGTGATGATGCGTTTCTATATCCTGTTACAGTTGTTCCATTATATGTGAAAGTAAAATTATACCATTGTCCCCAAACTAAACTACCATATTCTATAACAGTTGATACGGCTCCTGATTGGTTACCCATAGAAAATCTTATGTAGCTAGACCCTCCTCCTGACGGACCTGGACCCGTAGTCATATAAAAAGTATATATCCCATCTCCTGCCGAACCTTTAGCCATTATGTATCGGTTGCCTGTCATACTAGGGAAGTTAACCCAAATGTCTAATGTCACAGTGGTTGCACTATTAAACAATACATTACCTAAATCCGCATAATCATTTGTCCCGTCAAAAGAAAAATACCCCCCATTATTACTATTAAACACAGGTCCATTTATTAATGTTCCACCTGAAGTTGTCCAAGTAATATCATACCAACGAGTACCTGTCTTAGGATATGAATCAAATTTCGCAGCGTCCAAATCCATAATCAAACCATTTGAAACAATATTTCCGTAATATGATATTCTTCCTGCCATATTATGTTAATCCGAATCGTGATTTAGTGGCATTGTAATTTTGGAAAATTTCATCTGCAGTTAACACTCGGTTATATATAGAAACCGAAGCAATATTACCAGTGTATGGGTCTTGAGTTCCACCTACGAATCTAAATCCAATATTAAATTGGTTTACATCGTATAATATATTTCCTGGCGATAATGTTGATATTACGTTATTAACGATTGTCCCATTTTTGTATAGATTAATTGAACCACCTCCATTTTGACAAGTTGCCGAAACGTATACCCAAGTATTTAAAGACAAGGTATTGGCAGGAGCGTTTACACCCGCATTATCACCCCCTATTGATAGGAAAAATGTATTATTTATACTCCCACCAGCAGTACAAAAAAGCCACCCTCGTCTTGTTGAGTAATTGTAACTATTACCAACAATAGCTCTACGAGTTGTTCCTAATAAAGTGGGGTAAATCCAAGCATTTACTGTGAAGTTATCACCAGTATTTATTGATGATGTTTGACTTACACGGTCATCCACTCCATCAAATACTATACTTCCACCATTATTTCTTGAAAATGTGGGTCCGTTAGTTAATGTTCCGTTATTTGAATTTATTGTTAAATCATTCCAAACAGTACTTCCACTAACAAAACTTTTAGTATTTGATGCGTCCACATAGAAAGATAAACCATTCGTAACTATTTTGGGTGAATATTGAAATGCCATTTTATAATCCTCTTAATATTGATTCAACAATCCAAGTTCCCGTTGATGCGGATGCTTGTAAAACAGCACTTGACCCTGACATCACATAACCAAATGTTACAGGAGTTGTACTACCCAAATCATTTGTTGATGTTTCAGTGAAGTTAACTGAACTACCACTCCATATTGCCATAATGTTACCTGCTCTTAATCCTGTACTACCTGACACATAATAATCAACAAATGAACTGGTGTAAGCACTTGTTGGGAATGAATATATTGTTGTACCTGTTGTTGCGGTAATTGATGATACACGTTTTGTAGTATAAAGTGACGGAGCTTGGTAATCACCAAGTACTATTGTACTATCAGAGAATACTTCCATTATCGGTAAACCTGATATGTCACTAACAGAGAATAATGAACCTGTTAAACTATCTGTAACACTGAACAATTCACCTTGTGAGCCTTGAACTGAGAAGACAGGTACCGATGTACTATTACCCGAACTAATAACTGTTAAACTTGTTCCTGTTGATGCGGAGAATCTTGTTAATCCACGAACATCTAATTTGTAAGTTCCTGTATCTGCGGTGGTGCCAATAAGTGTATTACCACTTATACTATTTAATATTACTTTACCTCTTTCTACTTCAATGGCTCTAAAGTCAGCTGCGGATGTTAATGTTGGACTAACATAAAGACCTCGTGTGATACCACTTGAACCACCTGTTTGATTAATTGTATTGTTTAATTGTAATGCGGTAAATAATCCGGTTCCACTTGTTGGAGCAAAGTTACCAGTTACTCTTACCATTTCTTGAAGACCTGACGTTGCAGATAAACTAATATTTGGAACTCTTCCAAGAGTTACACTTGTACCTGCGTATGCTAAGTCCGAAGTTGTATAATATCCTAAAAATAAATTACCCGCTCCCGAATTTGAACTTACACCATTATCAGTAGTCGCGTATAATCCCGTCGCAGCACCAAATTTATAACGTCCATTACCTATTACTTCAACCGTATTCTGAACCCTCGTACTACCATTTACGTCTAATTTAAATCCAGCATCTGTTGTAGTTCCTATTAGTACGTTACCTGTCGAGGCAATTCTCATTCTTTCATTTGCGGCAGTTTCAAACCTTAACTGAGTTGTACTATATAACAAAGAGAATGTTGTGTTAGTGGCCAACCCTGCAATTTCAGAACCTCTAACCAAACTATAACCAAAACCTGCACCCGTTCCACTAATTCTAATTCCTTTAGTACTATTGTTTTGTAATATTTGATTAGAGTCTAAAGAACCTCCACCTAAAATTAAACCTGTATTTATGTTATCCCAAAAGAAATTAGAATTATTCTCACTTAAAGTCCCACCACTTCCTTGGAATATTACCGAACCTGTTGTGAATGAAGTTGTTATAGTTGATGACGACATTGTAGTCGCAGAAAAACCCCCTGTTATTATATTATTAGTATATAACGTACAGTTAGCACTAGCATTTAATCCACAACCAATTGCCGATGAGAAACTACCTGTAACTGTATTACCACTACCTCCAAGTACTGAACCATAACAACTACTGACAGTATTAAACTTACCTCCCCCAATAAAACTATGTGTACCCCCTGAAGTTGTAACGTTCTTGTACCCACCACTAATTGTTGATAGTCCAGAACACATACAGTTAGAACATCCTCCTAATATTGAACTATAAGAACCGCAAGCACTTACTAAATTACTACGACCATTAAGTATTGTTGAAAATCCGGCACAAGCATTATTTAAACATCCATTACCTATGGTTGAAAACCCGAGAATTCCAAAAACACCATTAGCCTGCCCATTTAGTATTGTACCACTAGAAGTAAAACCACTATTGTTTAATCCATTTAATATGGCAACGTTACCAAATGATGGTGAAGTAGTATTTGATTGTCCATTAAGTACCACTGATTGAGTACCTTGAGCACAGTTTAAAGTACCTGTACCAATGAAGGAGTTCTGTCCTGATGCCGTATTTTTATACCCACCTGAAACTGTTGAGTACACACCTGACGATGTGTTACATATACCACCAGTAATTACTGAAAAACAATTTGTTGCGGTATTTGCGGAACCAGCCAAAGAAGCTGAACCTAATTGAGTTGCGGTATTACTAACACCACACCTTACAGTCGAGCAAGTACCCGCCCCTAAAACTATAATTGTACCCCCTGTTAAAGCACTATATGACAATCCGTTAGTTAACGTTCCACCAACACCAACACAAACCGTACAACCGTTTGTTAAATTACTTGATGCAATATTTCCACAACCACAGAAGTTATTACTATAAAATGTACAATTAACAGAAGCAACTAATCCACATCCAAACGCTCCCGAGTAAACACCTGAAACACTATTACCACACCCTCCCAAAATTGCACCATAAGCAGCTTTACCAGCAATTGTATTAAATTTACCATTACCTATGAAACTATAACTTGAAAGTGTTAATCCTGAATAACCTCCACCTATGAATGAATTTGTTGTAGTTCCACTATTGTATAAACCATTTATTATTGTACTATATTTTCCTGAAACTGAATTACTCACCCCATTTAAAACCGTTGAATTTAATACTGAAGCGGTACTATCAGTTGCGCTACCAATAAAACTATTTTTACCAGATGCGGTATTTTTACAACCACCAACAACTACAGAATAAATTCCTGATGATGTGTTACATACTCCACCACTTACGGTTGAGCCAGTATTACTTGAGGTATTTTTACATCCTCCACCTACGGTTGACATCCATCCACTTGCGGTGTTACTACTTCCACCACCTACGGTTGAGTAATAACAACTTGCGGTGTTACCAAACCCCCCTCCAACAAATGAAACATAACAACTTGCGGTGTTACTACGTCCTCCACTAACTGTTGACCTATCACCACTTGCGGTGTTACCATATCCACCACTTACGGTTGAGTAATAACCACTTGAGGTGTTACCACGTCCACCACCTACGGTTGAGGAACTTTTACTTGCGGTGTTTTGTCGTCCTCCACTTACGGTTGAATAATAATTACTTGCGGTGTTACCAAAACCTCCACCTACGGTTGAGTGGTAATTACTTGCGGTGTTACATCGTCCTCCACCTACGGTTGAATAACTATTACTTGCGGTGTTAAATCGTCCTCCACCAATGACCGAATATCCTACTTTTCCTGAAATATTATTACAGCTACCTCCGTTGATTACAGAATTAGGTGATGTTACTTTGTTCAAAAATCCACCACCAATGAATGAATAGTAAGCCGATTGTGTAATATTATTACCAAGTCCACCAACAATTCCACTATAGTTTTGAGTTCCACTTTGGGAGATTGTTGTAGAATTAATAATTACACCACCATATACATTTGAAGCTGTTGAGTTATCCAAATCCAAACAAGTATAACCTCCACTATAAGTTGAGTTTGTTATATTAGCCCTGATAAATTTATTATCAACACAATTAAAAAATTCTACAGTATTACCAATTGGATAACTTGATGTCACATCATTTAAAATTACAACTCTATTGTAAGTGGAGTTTGTACAGTAAATGGAATAAGTTGATGAAGTACTACCAATAACATTTGTGACACCACCACCAATAACACTTTGGTTTTCCGCAATAATATTCCCAACACCACCTAAAATTGAAGATGAGTATTTTGCAGATATTGTATTCCCAACACCACCAACTATTGCCCCGTAATAACCTAATGACGTTCCACTTACACCCCCACCAATAAAACTATAATTACCTGAAGCAGTATTACCCGAGCCACCCAATGATGCACCATAATTACCTGAAGCAGTATTACCAACATTTTTCCTGATTGTTGAATTAATTCCTGTTCCTGTAATATACAATGTATCAGCGGATGTTGAGGGAGTTCCACCACTACCTGGATTATACTTTTTCCAAACCGCAGTCGAGTAGGTTGCCCCTGAAATATCTTCAATAGTTGATGCGGTCCAAGCGTTAATAAAGTTTTGTCCGGCAACACTTGAATTATAAACTGTTGTTCCAAAATCTGAGATTACTACAGTTCCCGTACTAGCGGTTGCCGCAGTCCATAAAGTTTCATAGTTATCAATCCTAAATTGATATGTTTGGTCATTTTCATACACATAGACCAACATACCAAGTCGTCTTCTACCTGAAGAGATATTGTCAGAATTAAGAGTTAAAACATCAGGAGACCAAGGGTCACCTGTTCCTTTTAAGAAATCTATAGGGATTGTATTTCCACTATATTCAATAGGACCTAATCCATTTATAGTGTAAATTAAATCAGAAGTATTATAGACCTCCATATATCCACCAACAGATAAAACGGAAAAATTTGTACCAAAAACTTCACTTCTTTGGACAGATTGAACACCGTTTAATTGTTCTGAGCTAATAGGATTCTTATACGGAAATGATGACATATATAATATAATTATCAGCTAACCGTATTTCCTTTGAAGTAAATCGCCGAGCTATTTAATAACTCAAAGTTAGTTGATGGGTATGTCGTATAAACCCTATATGTTGTTTTTGGAATTGTATCACCTGTATATGTGAAATAGTATGAATATATTGTAGGTTCAGCAAGAACAGTTGTTAATATTGTTGGACTTGATGTACTATAATCAATCTTTATTTGATACAAACCGTTAGTTTGTCCCGTAGGTATCATCCAAGTAAACCAAGCTTTTCCTGATGAGACAGTGTTTGCGGATACTATGGTTGTTTTAAAATTATAAGCAATAATTGGATTTCCAAATGAATCAACACCACCTGTTGATTGTGGGACATCTTGATTAATAATTGGAGGGAATAGTCCTGTTGTCCATCCTGAGAAATTAACATAAGTATTTAGTTCCACATTAAATGTTCCCTGTGTTTGTGTCGGTTGAGTACCATTGGTAAACCCGTAGAATCCTGAACCCAACGATGAATACATCCAACTACCAATACTACTCGAACCACTATAAGGCTCAATAAATAAGAAAGCTTTAGTTGGTGGTAATGGTGACGACGATGGTGTCATTGTAGGAGTAACCGTTGGTGTTTTTGTCGGGGTCTTAGTAGGTGTTTTTGTAACTGTAGGTGTTTGGGTATTTGTAGGAGTCGGAGTTGGTGAACCAGGTGTTTGAGTCGGAGTTGGAGTTGGGGTTGGAGATTGTGATGTTGGAGTAACTGTGGATGAAGGAGTATTTGTCGGAGTTATAGTTGGAGTTACTGTCGGAGTCGGTGTACTTGAGTTTGCCGGAGTAGGACTCATCATAGTCATATTAGTGTCATATATACATCCATTAGCATCATACACTCTAACTTTTAGAATTGGTGCAACATCATATGGTGGTGGTACAATAACATCAAACGTTGGAGGTACATATCCTGTAATATAGGATGCAATTACACAGTTACTACCAAATACATCACAAACCTCCACAGTATATGGTGGGGTTCCTGTAACAATATTTAAAGTAATTAGACACATTTAATTTTATTGACAGCTAATATCATACTGTATTTGTAAATCAATTTTAATATTTTGGTCTTGTAATATATCATAAGAAATATTACAATCTGACAATACCAATACAACATTTTGTCCTGAATTAATAGTAACACTACCAATACCATAAGCAGACCCTAATAAATTTTCAATCGAATCAATCCATAAATCATCAGTAGGTACATTAGATAATGATGTTGTTGTAAAAAAAGTTTCGGTATACACATTAGTACCTATAGTAATTACTGTATTAAAATTAGCGTAATTTAATTGACATACACTTCCATCAACCAAATCTTGATAACCTTCATTTAACATTTGGGTTAATCCTCGTTTTTGATTTGGGACCTCAAGAAACTCACTTTCACAGACATTAAAAACTTGGTAAGAAGCGGTTATTAAATTACCACAACTAACAGTAATTGATTTAGTTAATTCACATCCATTGTCATCAATTAATTGTAAAATATAACTACCGGCAGTTAGTCCTGTTAAATAAACCCCTGTTTGAGACCCGACTGAGTTACCACTCCAATTAAATGTGAATGGAGGAGTTCCATCAGTAATTACGGCACTAACCGTACCCTGTGAACCTAACCCACAACTTGTTGAGTATAGATTGAAGTTAACCATTGAGTCATTTAACAAACTAATTGACTGTGTTTGTGTACACCCACTTTCATCCGTAACCGTTAGATTATATATCCCAGTATTTAACCCTGAAAAAACATATGTAGTTTCAGTAATAGGTCCCGAATTTTCAATACCTTGTAAATCGTAAGTAAATGTTGTTGAATTAACGGGGTTAACAGTAACTGTTATTCCTCCATTATCTGACATACAAGTAGTACCTGTAGATGTTGTTGAAATATTAAAATTAGTTGAGGAACTAATTACATACGTGTCAGTGTATTCACAAGACCCAAGATAATCAGAAACAACTAAAGTATAGGTATCCGCAGTTAAATTAGTAAATTGATAATTACTTACTTGGGTAACAATTGTTTGACTCTCACTATAACTATTAGTTAAATTATATGTAAATGGAGAATTACCAATCAAATTAACTGATATAATTCCATTTGAAGTGCAAGTGACTCCAGTAGTACTAACACCAATAACATTGAAGTTCCCATCCATTGGGATTTGAAAACTTTGGGTAAACGTACATAAAGCCAAATCAACAACTTGTATTGAGTATGTATTAGCCGCAAGTCCACTAAAAGTATAGTTTTGATTGTAACTAATTACCGAATCTCCGTTAGATAATATGTAATAGTAAGGTGGGGTTCCTCCTGATAAATAAAAAGTCGCAGTCCCATCATTTGAAAGACAAGACGCTTGAGTTGCCGTGTAATAAGTCATTCCAAAGTTTGGAATATATCCGACAGTCGCACTTTTAGTTACTTGACATCCTGTAGAATCGGTAATTATAACACTATAACTTCCTGCTGATAATCCGGTAACAGTACTCGCAGTTAGACTAGCATTTGGTACATTACTTGACCAATTATATATAAATGGTGGTATACCAGTATTTCCTGTAACAATTAATTTACCAAGATTTGATGTACAAGTACTGGCACTAACCACTAATAAACCATAATCAAATGCCGAAGAATTATTTCTAATTAAACAGGTTTGACTTGAACAATTACAACCTCCGACATCAGTTGCGAGTATTTGATAAGTTCCCGCAGATAAATTTGAAAATATTACCTCAGTATTAAATGTTGTTGCACTATCTAAATAAATACCATCTTTATATAGATATAAATCAATGTTACCTAAATTAACTGCAGTAGTCGCCGTGATTTGTCCATTTGGTAAACTACAAGTAGTATCTTGAGTTTCAATAGATAAACAACATCCTGTCGGCATAAAGAAGTTAACATATTCAGTAGTATTAACAGGTATTGATTGGTCACTTATATAAAAAGTGTAAGACCCATAAGATAAATTATTTTTTGTTACCCCACTAGCCGCTAAAATATCAGGAGAATATGCGGGAGTAACCCAAGTTACAGTATAATTTGGGGTCCCTCCTGAGATACTTAATTGCATTGCACCTAATCCTGAATTAGTACAATCTCCTGTTAATGATATATTATATTCTATTACACCCATTAATTACACGCTAATGAAAAGTTTATTCCCACATTTAATTCGAATGTGTCCTGTAAAAAGTCTTGTCCACAATTCATATTTTGTACATATAAAATTGAGTTATTTATATAAAAACTCAAGTTATAATTATTAAGTTGGGTTAAATAAGTTTGAAGAGCCGATAACCATTCTGTTGGTGTTGGAAAATCAGTTGGTCCATATCCTTGGTAAAACTGTGATTGAATTAATTGATTCCCTCCAACTGTAACATCAACAAACCAAGTGCTAATCAATGTATTAATATCACAGTCAAGTATTGTTAGTCCGATACTTGAAAGATATGTATTTAAAGTTGTATTTAAAACTTCACCAAAAGATGGTACTGAAGTATTACCATTTAACCAAGGATAGATTGAACAATTTATTTTTTCATAGTTACAATCATACGAATAAAGTGACCCTGTAGCCTTACAAGATTCACAAGCAACTGGTACAATTTCACAACCTTTTTGTCTTCTGTAAACAAACTTTTGTCTATGAAATACTGAGTTTTCAAGTTTAGTACCTGTGTTCCAAATTGTGGTAGCGGGTACCATTTGTTCAACCAGTCTAATCCAATAATCACCTAACCCATTAACATATTCAATTAATTTGTCGTATGTAAATTGATTAGTTGGGATATTAACTGTTTGTTCAGAAAGAAGATATTCCCAAAAAATAGATTGTAATCTCGGGTATCCACCAGTCTTACCATCACTTATAAAAAGTCTATCTCTAACATTTATCATATTTGAGATAAAATCTTGAGCGAATTCAAAAAATGTTTTCTTTTGTGGTTTTGGGTCAATAATAGTTTTATCAAATTCAAACCCACAGTAAGTCAAACCACTAACACTTGTTCCCGCACTATAATTACAAGGACCTAAAGGAAATCCATAATCCAATGATGCGGATGAAAATTGTGGTAATCCTGTATTAGGGATAGGATAATTTGATTGTTGTGAAACCCACCAAACATCATACAATAACCCTTGAGCAGGATTTAAATATAAATCAACATTTTTAACGTTAACTACTAACCTATCATCCTCAGTTGTATAATTTGAACCAAACCCTGCGTTTGAATAGTTTCTATCTGTTTCAGTACTAACCCAACTTTTTTTGTTGTCAATAGTTCTTGATAAGTCAAATCCTAACCCTAAATACGGAAAATCCCTATACCTATCAAGATAAGGTTGACCGTAAGTAAATGGGGCTAATTGTGTTTGTACATTGAAATTTTGTCCCGTAAAAACACTTGTAGTAGTATTAATAATTTCATTACTTCTATGTGTTGGTGTCGATTCAAACCATCCCTCACCCATTTGAAAATAATACCCTTCGCTCTCAGTCGGCATTGATGGGTATCCAAATGAATCAATTGGATAATCCTCTCTTACAGTATCAGTTTCAATAACAGTACTTGTTGCAGTGAATGCAGTATATACCGTACCTTGAATTGAATATGTCACATTTGGATTCCAAGAAACCGATTGTTGGACATATGACCCTCCGGCAACTAATTGGTATTGTTGGTCAAATTGTGAAAAATTAATCTTTTGGTCAGCAACATATACTGTCTCATTAAATTCGACTAAAGCTTCAGGAGCCCCTATCAATCTCATTAAACTTTCGATTGATTTTCTAGTTCCCTTTGACTTAAACAAATACGCAGAATTAATAATTAAATTTCTATAATATTGATAATTTAATTCATCAGGAGTCGGATTAGCACTAATACCATCAAAGTTAGGTGTCGGATTAGCACTAAATAAAGAATCTAAAAAGTTTTCATTTGTGATTGGGGATATGTTAGTATCCCAACCTAATGTTTGAGCTAAATTCTTTAAAAGTTGTGAAGGTATATCATTACCTATGTTATAATTTACAGAATTCATATTAGCCAAAGCGTCAATGAAAACTTTAGTTTCATCAAAACTTCTACCATATATTTTTAATAGTTTGTCAACTTTTTGACCTTCGGTATCAAACTCAATAATTGAGTCCGTAATTAAAAAACGAGCAATTAAGTTTGTTTTGTAACTATCAAATTCATCACCAATAGTACTTAATTTCTCAAGATAAACTGTAAATGCGTTTGTTAAAATATCTAAGTTCCATTGTCCATATAACGGCCAAGTAACTTTGTCATAACTGTTATAAAAACTACCATCGTCAGCCTCTAATGGAACTGTGAATAATGCGGTATAATTTGGAACGGTTGACCTATTCAATAAGAAATTGTCAACATAGTCTAAATCTAATGTAAAAACACGAGTAACAATATCATCATTTGGTCTAATAATCAAATAATCTATTGAATTAAAATTACCTGAGAAAGGATTACCATTAGCAAATACTGTTAATGTACCGGCAGTTAATGATGATGTAGGAGTAATATTATTTAAAGTGTAAAAATTACCATTAAGATTTAATACGTAATTTTGATATTCAACAGTTAAATTTCTTAAGTCAGATACTTTAATTTCCCTAGCTTGTAAATTTCTAGTGGCATTTGATGTAAAGTCAATTCCAAACGGATTTGAAATCATATTGACATCTATATCAAATTCAGTAATATCCTCACTTGAATCGTAAATAATATTATATGCCGTGTACCCTGTTGAAAAGTCTTGTTTTTTATACGTAACTTCAAGGCCCCCAGGAAAATAATTAACAATGTGTTCGGCAGATGCCGATAATCTTTTACTTAACGGTCCGTATAACGTAAAATTAGTTACCTCATTTAAATCAAAATTTGGAAATACTTCGTATGTATTTGTAAATATTGATGCTGATTCCGCTAAATTAACATTTAAAGTATCTAATGATATCGGATTTGAAAAAACTCCAGTTCCAAAATTTCTGTTTGATTTTTCAGTTACAGATGTCGTAAATTCAAAATTACCCTGAGTTAATCCACCTCCTTGCACAAGTTGAAACCCTACCAAATTATTTGAAAAGGTTCCTGCGCCAGCCGGAGTTTGTTTTGGATAAGTATATTTAGTTACGGCCATTAAGCGATTATATTGTCATAACTTTTACTAAAATCAATGTTACCACCTCTATCTTGTCTAACTTCATAAAGTAATTCGTTAAATTGGTCTCTAATTTCGTATAAGTTATATTGTTTATAAATGTTATTACTTGAATCGTAAATTGTGTAGATACCGTCATCCATAGACTTAGTTTGGTTACCATAAAGAGCCAACGCTAATGTTGACGCATCGTGTTCTACAATTTCAACATCTAATGTAACAGGATTAAAAAATGTATTACTAATAATAATATTTTGACCAGGAGTTCCAATAAATGGAGTTGCATTTGGTTTGTTAGTAGGTGCAGATGATGGGGTTAATGTACAAAATACTAAATTGGTAGAGTTATCTACGTATCTATATCTAACAACTTTTTGTTGTGTTGTTGTTAAATTTTGAGTAACAGGTTCACAATAAAAACTTGAAGTGATGTATCTAAAAAAGTTTGGTACTTTGGTTCCGTCAGGATTTAAATATTCAACTCTAAACCCAACAAGTCCCTGATTAATAAATTTATTTCTATATTGACTCGGCACATTTGTAATATCAACAACTATTCCTTTAACATTAGGTAATGCAGATAACACACCACAATCCGTTATTTGAGTTCTAATCTGAGCAGGTCTTAAGTATAATGTATAAATCCCCAACTTATTAAATTCAGTTGCTGGTAATTTTAAATTATAAAGTCCCCCTAAAATTTCAATATCAGCATTTCCACCTGTATCATTATTATTAAAATAAGGACGTAAAAGAGTATTAGCATCTAAAGTTTTTAGTGTATAATTCTCCGTGTAATCCCTTGATGGGGTATAATGAAGAATTATTTCTACGTCTGAAGGAGAAACATCTGATGGTCTAATTGTACCGTATGAACCTATTGCCATTTTTAATATTTTTTAATTTTGAAGAATTTATATCCGTATTTAATTAATCCACCCAAACTACTTACATCACCCAATCTTTGTATTCTTTCATTTCCGGATTCTTTTCCTCTTTCAATAAATACATTTGAGAAAATTTCTGGCTGGTCAATTACACCTAAAAGATATTCATTTTTAGTAATTGCGGACTGAACTAACATTTCTGAAGTAATACCACTACTTTGGACGTATGAAATTGTTGTACCATCACTAAAATCGTAATAGTCTACATTATTAATAGTATACCCTGTGTATTCACCGTTAGGGTCAATTCCAAAAATGGTTCCAATATAAATTGAGCCAGAACCAACTCCTGAAAATATTGGTTGATTAACAATATATTTTTGAGGACCGTACAACGCTAACTCAGTTAATTGTGATTTAGTTTGAGCTGTAACGTAAAATGGAACTGTAATAAAATTTGAACTAACTTGTTGAGCAATTGTATTTTCAGAGTCCCCTAAAAATATAAAATCATATGAAGTTGGGGTGTTTGCCCAAGACCCTCCTGCAGGTGTAAATGTAACATTACCATAAGGATTAGTATTAGGTACTAATGAATAAGGTACTGTAACTGTTTTAGTAACGTTTGTAATCCCCCAAGGATTTGTCTGTGATAAAGTTATAGTGTAAGTATATGGAACTGATAAGTAAGTGTGAGTAACCCCAAATGGAGCAACTAATGAAATGGTTTGAACAGGTGAATTATCTCCCCAATCAACCGTATATGTTGACTCAGATAATAATTTTTTTAGTTCAATATCTGAAGTATTAAATAATGTAACGTCGTATGTCCCATCGGTTTGTGTAAATAAAAAATTAGTTACGGTATCCTGTTGTAAAACATCCCCATCAAAACCATCATAATATCCATAATCAATTGCGGTTTGAAATAACGGTATTGGTAAAGTTAAATCGGTAAGTAGTGATTCTCCGTTAGTCCCTCCACTTAGAATACTCGTCATACCTGAAATAATCCCATAAGATGTCCCACTAACTATTATAGTTCTAACGTCTCCGGTAATAACCTCAGGTGATATTTGATATCTTAAGTATTCGTTTTCCATTATGGATTTATGTATTCATATAGGTTTATTGGATTTAATTCATTTCCGATTGGTACCCCTGATAAAGTTGTGTATATGTATGTATAATTACTATAATTTAACACCGCTTTTAAATATTGGTAGTCATCAGGATTAAAATTATTATTTGTAAATGTTGAAGGGTCTTGAGTTAAAAATTGTGTAAATTGTCCAGTACTACCATTAAAAAATTTAAATGTCACATAAAAGTCAGTTAAATTAATAATTGTTTGGTCCTCTAAAAAATAAATAAAATAACCTTCTTTATCTTGTAAATAATTTAATTGGAATGATGACGTTTTTAAATTAACATAACCACCATTTGTATACCAAGAAGGGAATATTTGAACATTTTCAAACTTACCTTGTTGTGTTGGTATGACAACTGTAAAAATTATTTTTTGATTTTTATTATCATTTTTGTCATAAAAATCTAATTTAAAAAACGAATTTGAAAATGCTGTAGTATTATAATAAATTTGTTGTTGTTGGAAAATGGGTAGATAACTACTTTCCCAAGAGTTTGTACTAAAATTAAAAAATTTGAAATTTATATTTAATGAAGAATTATCGTTAAAAACAAATCTACTTATCTCGTAGTTTTTTGGTAACCCAATAACCTCAGTAACAACTTCTGTTTCAATTTCATCAATTCCCATATCTAATCCTAAATAAAAATTATCCGTTTGGATTGGTAAGACAATTTGATATTGATTGTCATCATTTTTTAATAATTTAAATTTATTCACATCCATCTTCAATTGGGGAATTAATGTAATCAGTATCGTTTATTGCAAAGTTTGAACCTTCAGGTAATATTTTAAAAATAAAATTCTGATGAACATAATGGGAGTTATTTGTATATGGGTTATCAACACCATTATCAAAACCATCAATATACCCATAAGGGTATAAATCTCTCCACCTATACTCTTGATTAACCTGTGAATAAAATGCGTAATTAGGAATTCCAACAACTTTATCAGTTAATGGTGCAGTTTCAACATAATCAGAAAATACTCGTAATTTAAATTTATAATGAGGTTGATAGTAATACCCTTTAGGATTTCTATTTTCAAGTAGGTCAGCACTTGTGTTAACAAACACATTAGTGTTTAAAACAAACTTGTGATAATAATCCGAGATTACTCTTTCGGATTGTTCAAAATCATTCCACTCACAAAAATCACCGTCAATAATATCACCAATATTTAAATTATTATTATAATAAAATGTATAGATTTGATTGTTTTCAGTTTTAGTAAATGAGGAAACTTGTATGTTAGTATCTGAAACACTGTTGTTTGGATTTCTTGACCAATATAGTGACGGTGATGGGTAATCAATATTAAACCCCCAACCTTGTTTAAGTGACGTGTTTCCACCGGCAACAGGTGGATTAAACCAACCAAGTCTACCTTTATTAATAATAGTAAAATATAATTCAACTAATGGTCTTTTATTGTTATCAATTAAACCATTTATATCAATACGGGTTTTATTACTTAAATTATAAACATTACTTCCTTCTTTATAAGCGACTCTATCTTGTAAATTAGTAGTTAGAGCGGCTTGAAAAAATTTCTTTTCATCTGAGAATATTTCCCTTTCAAATCCAGCGTTAGTTAAAACTAAATTACTATAATTGTCAAATACAATATGTTGTCTAATATAATATTTTGAAGTAGTCTCAGATAAATTATTTGGGTCCAATACTCTTTTGAAAGTACCAATAGTATTTGGAGTTAAAAAATTATTTAAATAACCAATGTTAAGTATTGCAAAATAGTATTCTTCAGAATTTAAAGTATCGTTACCTAATGAATATACTTCAAATAAATTTGTTTGTACACCTGTTGACGGGTTAGTATATATTTCAGATAATTGAACTGTTTCCCCTGCGGTTAATCCGTGTTTAACAAAACATTTAAATAATATTAAATTTTGTCCATTATATGTAAAATACGAAGTTTGAAACGGTATACCGTCTCCAACAGTCCAAGAAGCATAAAACTCATTGTAATTACTTAATGTTTTTGTATAATCATTAGAATAAGGATAAGTTAAATAAAAACTCCAATTATATTCTGAAGAATCATTTTGAATAAAGTCAAAATGAGAAGCTGTACCTGTTGTATATCCGGTAATGTTAAAATCATTACGAGACAAATCAAATTCTTTATACTGAGGAAAACCACCCCAATAACCATTAAAATTTGTTAAAAAACTTTGGGTTTGATAATAATTTTCATTAACATAATATAATTGGTCTTTGAACGCAGAGTAATTAGTTTCACCTGTGTATTGGTTTTGAAAGATTGTTGTTAATTTTGAAGATAGATTAAAATATGTTGAAGCTTGTCTTTCAGAGTCATACAACTCATCTAAAAAAACATTAGGATTTCTATCATATTCAATAACTTCTTTTTGTTTAGAATCTAATTCAAACACAAGATTATTGTCTAACTCAGGAGCCCCTTTGTATCTATCCGCAGGTAGGATAATTGATATTTTATTTTCGTTATTCAATTACTATATCGGTATCAACATATTTTATGTAGAATAAATCCATAGCAGTTTTACCTTTTTTAAGACCAAAGTAAAAGTGGTATGGAGCACCTACGGTATTAACAGTGTTAGTAATATTACCTTTTAAAATTTCAAAGTTACCATTACTGTCTACATTATAAATAAACCCATTTAGATATTTTTGTTGGTTAGTATTAGCCATAAAATATCTTGAGGTGTTGTTTGTTCTATCAAGATTTTGAAACCCATATGAGAAAAATGTATCATTAGAATAAATTGGTGTTGTTTTCCAATCATTTTTAGCAGAACCAAATATTACTGGAGTATTTGGGTCAGGTACTGGGATATTTAAAAATCCTCCCATTAAATTAGCTTGGTTTTCAAAATCAAGTTCCCATTGGTATAATGGAACAATTTGAGTTGGTTGGGAATAGTTTGTAATGTCGTTAGGTTGGAAAGGTAATTGAGCATTTTGATTCCATAATAATCTTTTTGGGGTGACCGCATCTCTTTTTCTGTCCGAAGCTTCAAAAAATACTCCTACAATAAATTTCATTTTTGGAGTTGGTATAACATTAGCTCCTGTGTATGAAACACCTAATCCATCCCATAAGATAATAATTCTTAAATTACCTGAAGTAGGATATGATGATGGTGAAAATGGACGTACACCAAATTCTGAGTTAATTGATAATAATTGAGCAAGGTCAGCGTTAACCTTTGATTCCTCATTTGAATTTCTATCACCAAATAAATGATTAATTGGCGAATTAGTAAATGCTAATATTGGTCCAGTACCACTAAGAAGTGAAGTAATCGCTTGGTAAATAGCAATTGAAGTTTGATAACTTAATTCTAAATTTCTTGATAAAACAAAGAAATTAACAATGTCTGTAATATCTCGATAACTGGTGGGTGTAAAGTAATTTGCGATATACCCTGAATAACCAACTCCTGGTACTAATTCACTTGCATAATTTGTAATTGGTCCTAAATTTATAATTGTTGTTGGTGTTTTTAAATTTCTAGAATTACCTCTAACATCATTACTTGAACCTATTTTATTTCGTTCTCTTGTTCTACCTCCAAGGAATCCGTAATTATATCTATATGGACTACTTCTATAATAATAATTTTTAGTCGCTTCGTGAAATACAACAACATCTTTACAATATCTTCTAGTCATATCCCCATTTAAATCAGGAAAATTTGTTGCATATATTGTTGGCATAAATAAATTACCAGATATCCAATTATTATAAAAATCATATTGAATACCATCTAAACATAAAAACAAGTTAAATACGGTTCGAGTATACCATTCACTAACTCTAAAGAAATCCCAAGGAATACCTATCAAAGGTACATTAACAAATGTGTAACATCCTTTACCGTTTTGGAAATATGACACACCTAAATCTTTAGTACAATTTGGGAAATCCTCAATAACAACTGTACCATCAGCATCAATTTGATAACACTCAAATGGAACCGCTGCTGCACAATCACTTAAACTTGCAACAACTTGGTCGTTAATTCCTCCAAGACTTGAACCATCAGCAAAGAAATTATCCTCCAATTCAATTGACTGTTCACTATCTCCAAATCCCTCAACCGAAGTTATTTCACCTGTAGTGTCATTAAAAGAATACACTGAAAAATTTTTGTTTTGAAAAAACAACATTGAGTTATTTCCACTTCTACGTTCAGTTGTTGATGTTGGTAATCTGTCAGAACGGAAAACAATTTTATTAGAATTAGTCATTTGTATTTTACCGTTAACACCAAATGTCCCCCAAGACGTATTTCCTGAAGTTGTAGTGTATGCCGGTGAAAAATATAAATTGGTTGAGTTAGTCCATTTTTGGTCATTATATTCACTATATGTTTGATACATATAAGACCCCCCTTCAATTGAGTCCCCGTAATAGTCACCATTATGTAACATATATGACGACCCTCCCCAAGTAGTCCCACCACCTTCAGTAAGTCCGTTAACTACTGAGTTATCCTCAGGACTTTCAGGAAATCCCCAAGTGTTGTTAGGGTATTCTCCGTGTCGAGTTAATGCGTTATTACCATTAAAACTTGCCGCCATCTTAACTCTTAAAGACCCTGTGTTAACACCAACCCTTAGAATTGATGTATACGTATATGCGTCAATAATTTTAAAAAGATTTTGTGAGTTATCCAAACGTTCATCTAAACTACCATAATATTTTGGCATTTCAGTTTCATATGGTTGGAATTCACTGCCGGGTGTAAAGAAGAACGAATCAAAAAATAACCTACCTCCATTTTCATCAGTATCATTATTATTTTGAATTTGAACATGCCTAATTGATTTTTTCTTATTCCCTAAACTAATACCTCCAGATTTAACAGGTATATTAATCCTATAATCACCTTGTACTTCAATTGTACCAATAGGTCGATTTAATATTCTACTAATATCATATTTTGTATTAAATTTAGGAGAATATGGGTCAACCCCTCTTGTACATATTACAATTTTTGCAGATGACAATCCTGGAAATGAATTAGTGTTTAAATTAACTAATCCTTGGTATGACATTTCATACCTACCATTATTTGAGTTGGTCGCCTTACCAATCCACATTGGGGACTTAAATAATCGTCTATAAAAAGTTCCGTGGTCCGATAATGATGTACTACTACCTCCCATCGCAATAAATTCTGAATAAGTAATTGCGGTTAATACCTGAAAATATTCAATATCTGATTTATATTTCATATAATCCACATACTCAGAAGATTCTTTAAGTGGTAAGTTGTATGTTACCGAATTTTCAACAACATTACTATTTGTAGATGCGTATGTGAATGTGATTGTTTGAGCAGAACTATTCGTACCTGAAATTTGAAGTCCACCTGAACTATTCGCAACTAAAGCAATAGTTTGGTTAGGGTCCGTCGAAATTGTTGGGTCTTGGAAAGTAATTAATTTTCCTGTTTGATAAACGTCATCACATCCTGTAACAATAAATGTTAAAGTGTTATCTGTATGATATTGGTCACCATTTAAATCAGGTTCAATATATGTCCTGATAAGATTGGAGTTAGCAAAATATTTATCTTTTAAATTTGATAAATTTACTCTTTCAGCAAATGTTAACTGATTTGAAAATATAAAATCTTGTTCTTCGTTAAAATTAACTCCCCCATCACTATAAGGGTCAAGATATGCTGAAGATGGCATCCTAATACTCGCATTTGTTGAAGAACTTTGGATTCCTCCAACAGTAACTTGGAACTGAGGGGTAAAATCTTGTACTAATTCCGCAATAGTAACTTCAAATTGGTTACCGTCATTTAACGCTAAATTACAACTATTACCTTGTTCGGACAATATGTTATTAATTGATGCGTTTTCATATTCCGCAGCAGCTTCATTTTCTTTACAATCACAAAAAGTACACTCACCTTCAGATTGTAATAATAATGGAATTGGTAATTTTCTAATAGTAATTTTTTCAAAAACAGCTTCTGTTAATTCTGCAGGAGTATTTTCAAATGGATTTTCTAATGGACTTCCAGGCACTAATCCATTAACAATATTAACTAATCCATCTATAAAATAATAAATTGGAGCATAAATTGTCCAAATTAAAAGAGTCAAAATAAAGTTAACAACATATAAAAGTAAAGCAACTGCGTGTAGTACAATAATAATTGGGAACATTAAAAGTTTAGTCATACTTAAAAAGTACGAAAACATTATAAATAATATTGAAGTCCCTTTATAAGCATCATTAACAGGATATTTGTTATTTTCAGATGAACAATCCCCATTTAAAATATTTTTAATCCCAATAAATTTTTGTCCGTTACCATTTTTGTATTTGTCCATTAATTGTGAAATGGTATATAATTTTTTGTATTCAAATTCAAAAAATCTGTCCTCACAATTAATCGCTTCTTGTAACATTTGTTGACCTTCAGGAGTTAATGGGTCACCGTAATCCAACCAATCTAAACTAAAAGAATATGATTGTTGATATTGTAAGTAATCACTATTAAGTGAGTTAGAAGCGTAAAACGCAGGATTACCATCTTGAAAATAATTATCCGATGGACCTGTCCATCCCCATTCTTTTACGTTAGGTACTAAAAAATATCCTCGTCGTGTTTCTTCAGATAAAGACGGGGATTGATTCCATTTAATTTTAAAACGATACTTCCCTTTAGTTGGTACACCTATTGTTGGGTCTGATGATATTGTTTGCTCACCAAATTCGTTAGTGTACACATAATCTAAGTTCATCGGAATTTCAACCATCCAAGCTCCATTTTCATCAATTACGTGTCCATCGTTTTCTAAATTAAACACCTCTAATTGTGGAAAACCAAACGTATCTGAATTAACATCCGTATCATAATTAATCGTTTGTCTAATAGCCTTTATTTGACCAGGACCTGTTACTAATTTACAAAAATCTCCAATTTTTTTAGGGACTTTACAAGTATTACCAATTTTAATTTCGTCTTCGGTACTCATAATTGACCCTATAAAAACAGATGTCGGAGTTAAATCAATATTCGCTTCTTGTGTTAAGTCAAAGTCAGTTCTAGTAATAGACGGTTTACAAACTTCTTCCTCTCCCCAAAGTGGTAATACTTCAACTTGTTTTGTAAGATTAATAATTTGTGGTAATGAATTTAAATTAGATGATGCGTTAAACCTTGAACCTGCAACTTGCCCTTCAGTCGCCAATCCTAATCTAATCAAATCCTGAGGTGTTAATGAGAATTCACCAATATCACTCAAGTCAACATCCATTACGATAGTATATGAACCCACAGGTACTCCAAATATCATATAGTCACCCGATTCGTTAGTCTTAACAGTATACTTATAATACTTGTCATAGACCTCGGATAAGTTTTTATTTGTTAATACTTCTAATCTTGTTGGGAATGTTCCTGTTGGGGTATGTCCTCCGTGTGATTGTTCTTTAGGTAAAAGATTATATCGATACCCATCAACATCTAAATTATCAATACTATTGTACGGATATATTTCAGATATAATTGGGTTTTGTGAATCTTCGTCTGTAAGTGGTACAAATAACGAAAGTTTAACATTAGGAATACCATACCCTTTGTTAGAAAAAACTCTACCACAAATAACCCCATAATCAGAGCACACTCTTGTATAGATGTCTCTTTGGTAAATCTTTAATGATAATATTTCTAAGGTTTCAAATTCTTGTTCTAAATCAATTGGTACCGATTTATCAACTCCAACTTGGGTCCTAACTCTATACGACGAATTCATACTATTTTTTTAATAAATAGTTTATGCCCTATTTTAAAAAAATAAATAACTTATGAGAAATTGACAGTTTGTAAATTCTTAGTTCTAACAACAATATCTTTATTTGGGAATCTAACTTGGTAAATTTGACTTGGTTCCGCAAAGATTGTTTCATCAACTAAACTGATTTGTTTTGTAGTTGAATTTGAATAACTCATAGAGGTTTGACTCGATGAATACTCTCCCCCTACTTTGTTGAATACCGATATGTCCGAGATACTAATCACACCATTTAAACTTTGTATTTGTCTTCTAATTTCTGAAACATAAACATTACTACCCATCTCACGACTTGCTGGTGACATATATGTTGAAACAACACCAACAATAGATGTAATAACATTTCCTTGGTTTTGTGACGAGTCTAAAACAACACTAATATCAAATGACAAGTCAACAACCTGAGCTGCTTCCACAGAAATATAATCATTTATCATTCTATAGTTTGATAAATAATTTGCGATGTTTTGTTGTAAAGTATTTGATACCTGACTTGTTAACGAACCACTACTATCGTAAGATAAAACTTTTATTTTAATTTTGTTTTCTTGTTCAACAATTGCAACTTTACCGGGTGCACCAAATTTAGACGGCATTGTATTAATTAATGATTGATAGTCATTAATTGTTACCGCTCTTTGTTGTGCCGCGAAATTATATGATACATAATTTCTAACTTCTTCAATTGTAGGAACATCTGACCCACCAATTGCCGCTGTTATATTATTACAAGATAATGAATTAATTACATTACTATTAATTGTTTGACTTGGTCCATTTACAAAGAAACTAATTGTCCCAATTTGATTAATAACATTAACACCTAAATTACTTCCAGCACCCCCACCAACTCTATACTGAATGAACAATGTTGAATTTGGTTTTAAAGTACTTCCTAATCCAAAGTTATTTTGGTACTTACTTAAATCTAAAACAACTCCGTTTCTTGCAAAATCTCTTAACATATCGTCAGCGGAATTGTTACCACCACCAAATGTTAATTTACAATAATTTTGTGGAGTATATTCTGAAATGAATCTTGTATTTGTTGTAATGTATGTTCCAACTTTAATACCAGGATTGTCTGAGGTCTTTGTAGGGTCTTCAATAAACACTCTTTCTTCAGCAAGTGAAGGTACTTCATACCATCTGTCGTTAGGACTCAAAAAATCACTATAAGCAGGAATACCATTATAACTTGTACCATCTTTTAATATTACACTTGTAACTGATAACACATTTTGTTCAGGTAAAAATACTTCTAAGAATGGTCTAGCGTCTTGAGCATTAATTGTTCTTCTAAAAACTTTAGTAGTTCCATTAACTAATACCTCTCTTTTAACAATTGTGTAATTAATAAGATTGTTGTTATTATCAAAATTTGGTATCTTAACTCTATTTGGAAATCCTTGTGAATTATATGGTGATGAAAAATCAACGTCATCAACAGTTTCAAAAACTTGTCCTCCTCCAATCATTTGAGCACCTCTTCTTAAAAATCCGCAGTATCTTAAATCTTCTTGGTCTCCAAGAACAGGTACAGTAATACTTAATTCTGCCATCGCAACTGATGGTCTTTGTCCAGGAATTTTAAGTCCGTAGGTCTTAGCAATATTATAAATTGACGACCTTTGTTGAGCGTATTGAAGTACTGTTTCTTGAATACTTCTATCAATATTATAGTGTAAGTTATCGGTTACGGCAGCATTTAAATCCATAAACACTGAGAATAACGAAGCATCGTTAAAGTTTTGTACTACATCAGGATAGTAAGTTTTTGTAAAATTGATAAGTTCCGTTCTTATCGCTTCAAAATCTCTGACTGTATATGATATTTTTTTGTTAGCCATATAAAAATTAAATATTCAAAATTATAAAATCACTACTTGCAAAAGTATTGTTTTGTACTTGATAGTCAATCCTAACTTTGGCAGTATAATCTCTTGTTGCTTCACCTGGCATACTGTAAGTTCTATCAATCACCGCTCCGTTACTTAAAACAATTTTGTCATCTTCTTCTGAAGAAGTCCCTGTTACTTTAATAGATTTAATTAATAGACTTGGTAAATATTTTTCACAAGCAACTCTAATATCAGATTCAATGTCACCAAAAGATAAACCATCCAATGGATTAAAGATATATTCGTATAGTCGGGTCCCAAAATCAGGTAAAAAATATCTTGAACCCTTTCTTGTCAATAAAAGATGAATCAAATTACTTCTAATTTCCTCATCAGTTGTCTCAGATAACGCCAAGTAAGTTCCGTAGAATGAGTCTCTAAAAGGAAAAATTACTCCATATGTTTCGTTTGTCGCCATATGATATAAATACTGAAATATTAAATTTATATCAAAACAATGATTTTACCATCAATAGTTTTTGGTTTATTGTTATCATATTCTAATTTAATAAAATCTTGTTTAAGTAGATACTCACAAATAAAATTGTTAATTGGATAATAATTAATACAATCTATTAATGGTGTTTCTTTGGATTGGTACTTATAATAACCTATCTCATAATCCCATATCATCAATGAATTTTTTGTGGGATTTTTTGTAAGAAGATTTGCTTTCGTCGTTAACATCTGTAGTATATTGCCAATTCCAATATAGTTTCTTATTGGGTGTAAATCCATAAAACTTATGAACTTCCATTTGAGTTTTAGTGACTTCCTCTCCATTCCAATTTTGTCCAACACAAATAAACCCTGTTTCAACACCATCAACAATATTTTTTTCACCTAAAGTATAGTGTCTATTTTCAATCCAAGTTAATCTCTCAATTAAATTTTGGTAGAACATATTTGCTTGTCCCCATCTTACTGAACTAAAAAATACAACAGCATCAGATTCAAAAAGTTCTTTAGAAACTTTCCAAAGTTCATCTGTTTTATTATTCAAACTTGCCCAACATCTATGATAACCTGAAGGATTTTTTTTATTATCTTTAAGTAATGATTTTAAAACCCCACAACTATTACCTTCTTCTCTTGATACATTTCCTTCACAAGGAAAAATTTTCAATTCTGATACATCCATAAAAACACATTTGTCTCCAAGTTCTTCTTTAAGATACATTGCAATAATTTTGGACTTTGGGATATCAATATTTTTTTCATCCCAATTAAATCGGTTTGAACAACTTAATAATAAAACTTTTTCTTTCTTTTTTAATATGTCCAAAGTTTGTTTTAACTTTTTCGCACCACCCTCTTGGACCATATTTTCCAAAAGCATCATTTTTCTTATCTTCTCAATTTCTTCTTGTATTATGTTAGACATATAGATAAATACTTTTTAAAATAAAAAATCCCGACCTAGCTCGGGATAACACATCGGATTTGTTTAAGAAGAACATCCAAAACAATCAAAATCACTATTCTCAGGTTTTGGAGGTAAATTCATATAACTATAGTCTACCTTTGGTGGTTCAGGGGTTGGATTTGGTTTTTTTATTTTTGATGTATCAATTGCTAAGTGTTTTGCTCCTGTTGAAATTGCCTTTGTTCTTACATAGTAACAAAGTGTTTTCAATCCTTTTTCCCATCCGTAAAAATGTGATGAAGAAATTTTAGACAATGTCGGATTACCCATATAGATATTCATTGATTGTGATTGGTCAATAAATGGTGCTCTGTCAGCCGCCATCTCAATCAATGATTTTTGTGATATTTCCCAAATTGTTTTGTACTTCTCAATTAAGTGCTCGATTCGTTTAACTTTGAAATTATATCTTTTATCTTCAGGGTCCAAATAATTCAAGAAGTTAATTCCTTGTACCGACCCTTCATTCATAATGATTTCGTTTTTTAAATCTTCAGACCAAATACCAATCTTTTCAAAATCACTAATCAAATACTTGTTCACAATCATAATCTCACCACCAACAACACGTCGGTTAAAGATTGCCGAGTGAGCGGGTTCAGTCATTTCATACGAACCTGTAATCTTAGCTGAAGATGCCACAGGCATTTGAGCGGTAAATAAAGAGTTACAAACACCGTATTTACTAACATTCTCTTTTAGAATATCCCAAGGCCATCTTCCCGATAATTCATCTTCTTTCAATCCCCACATATCAAATTGGAATACTCCCTGATGCATTGGTGAACCTTTAAAGTAAGCGTATGGGTCATAGTCACCTTCCATACACAATCTATTACTTTCAGTGATAGCTGCGAAATAAATGGTTTCAAAAATTTCTTTATTCAATTTACGCGCTTCATCAGATGTGAAGATATAATCCATTAAATAGAATACGTCCGCAAGTCCCTGAGTTCCGATAGCAATTGCTCTTTGTTCCAACCCACCTTTACGTCCTTTTTCAGTTGAGTAGTTGTTAATATTAACTACTTTGTTCAACGCTCTTACAACTTTACGTGTTTCCTCATACAACCCTTTGAAATCAAACTCTCCATCTTTAACGTAGTTCTTTAATACCATAGAAGATAGAGTACAAATTGCAGTTGTCTTTTCATCAGTAT